TTGCTGTGCAAGTTCATTGATTTGCATCTCTGCACTTAGCTGCTTCTGCTGCGCTTCCAAGCCCTGTGCAATTCTGATATTGTCATAAGCTCTTTTCTTAGCATTTTTCAGTACTGCCGCAGCATCTTTATATCCAAAGCTAGAAATATTTCCTACCTTTCCATCTTTAATAATTGGAGCTTTTTCAAGCTGTTCAATTTGATCTAAAGTTAAATTCTCAGCAACTAAATATTCCATTGTGTCTTTCATTGCCCCTGGTCTAGGATCAGTTGCAATTGCATCCATTACACCTTGAGCATTAAAGCCATCACCACTAAATGCAATATCATAGAGAGTTGAACGCTGATCTCTTTCAAATTCTGTGGCTAGTTGCTCTCTTTTTTCCCGATTAGTAACTTGCTCTGCTCTGTCTAGAGCACGGCGCATTGTTGGATTATATGCCTTTTCTAGTATTTGTTGAGCAGGTGTTTGTCCATCAATTGTTAATTCACCACGCATCCGTGCATCAGCAATTGCTATTTGCTTACGTTTCTCTTCAATTGATAGACTTGGATTATTATTGATTTGATTAATTACTTGTGCATTAAGCCCTGCTTGCTCTCTTAATACATTTGAGTTAGCAATGTAGTTTCTGTAGCCACCGCCTTTTACAAGGTGGTCATACATGGTGTCAATAAACTCTTGAGACTTACCCTCTTCTAAATACTGCTTTACTACATTTGTTCGTTGAAATTCAGCATTTGAAATCGAGCTGTTAACACTCTGAGCATTCAGGATATCTTTATGAGAGTACTTTTGTGAAAAGGAAATCTGGTTAATTGCCTTTAACTGCAACTCTTTATTTTGTTTGACTATATTGGATGTAATGTCAAAGGCAGTTTTAGAAAAGTTAACCAGTGCGCCAAGCGTGTCAATCTTATATTTATCTTGGTTTTGCTTTTTAGCAAGCTCCATTTCATAAGCTTGTCTAGTGTAGCTTTGTTCAGCCCTAAGATTTTTCTGTTCAAGCTGTGAACTTGTTGAACGGAAATCTTTCTCTATATTATAGGCTTGTTGTTGTGCCTGTCGGAAGATACTTTCGTTCTTTTCTAGATAACTCTGAGCATCATCCATGCCCCGAAGCTGCCTTTCTGTTTCTCTCTGTTGCTTTTGAACTGCATCAGGTACGGTTAACTGTTTATTAGAAAAGCTTCCTTCCCGTGCAGATGATTTAAATTGTGCCATTTACCTTTGTCTTGGATAGAAACTAGAACTTAAACTACTGAGTCCTGTACTGATTGTTCCGAATGCTGATGCGCTATTTGCTAGGAATGTGCCTGAACCAATTGCTCCACCTGCACCAAACAGTCCGCCAGCAGCAAGACCACCAACCCCACTAACAACACCTGCAGCCATTCCACCAATCTTCAGTGCATCACCGAAGTTAGAAGCAGCTACGTTCTCTCTTCCTAACGAATAATGGAAGTCACCTTCATAACTTAACTCTGGTGCCGGTACATAGTCAGGGAAATCTTGATACCTTGGCCTGAGCAACATCTCTACATAGTCTGCAGTTTCGGGATCATCATATTCAGCATAAAATTCTCTAGGATCCGTTAATTCAGGAAGACGAGTAGGCATCAATAAGATTGAGTTTGCTGCTTGCATATCAGCCTGCCTTCTTGCAAGTGATATGTTTTGCCTTACAATTTGATCCCTATCTTCTATGCTTTGCCTGGTTGCAGAAAGTTTAATCTTATCTGTTTCAAGTGTCGCATCAAATTTAGCACTGTTGTACTCATAGTCATTATTTGCCATATCTCTAGCTGCAAGTACCATTGTCTGGTCTAAAATCAGCATATCTTTCAACTGTGCAATTCCTAGGTCTATGCCTTGTTCGGCATACATCAGGCCATTTGCAATTGCAGCTCTCGTAGCACCTGATTCAGCCATGATGCCTAGGACTGCTTTTGTCGATGACCTTCCAGCATTACCGCGAGAACGCATCTGACCAACAGCTTTCATGCCTTCAACAATCGCCTTTTGTGCTTCTATCTGGCTATCGCTCTGCGCCTTACGGCGCTCTAATCCAAAGGCACCTATATCAGCTGCATATTTAGAATCAATCCGTGCTTCATTAAAAGCAGCTTCAGCAAATTTATTGTTCTTGTTTATTCTTAAACCAGCGGTTCCATATGCATAGTCTAGAAGTGAATCAGCTTCATCAAATACTACAGAAAGAAGATCGTCTTTCTTTTTAATTTGCTGCTCCATCAAAGCAGCATGTTCTGCCATGGCGTTAAACTTGACCTGCGCTTCTGCTTGATCTAGTGAACGTCCAAATGCTTCATTTGCCCTGTCATATTGATAATTCTGCCTTTCAACTGCTTGGTTATACTCTTGCAGTATACCTTTTTCATTTAAGCGTAATTGGTTTTCATTTTGTTGAATATCTAATTCGTACCCTTCTTCTAATCGCTTATGTTCTTTCTTCCTTATTGTTTCCTCTTCTCTCCAACCTTCTTTCCAGTTCTTATACGCTTTCCTTTCTGCACGTCTGTTGTCGTTGTTTCTGTCTGCAGCTCCAAACATTACTTTCTCCTGTAGAATCTTGGTGTATAATTTCCTTCCCACATCATTGCGTTAACAGCGACAGGGAATGGTGAATTGTTGAACATCCTTACTTTAAAATTTTCTGTACGCTGATGGATAGGTAGTGTGAACACTGTTTCGTTATCCAATGGAACGTCATTGGCTAAATAGTTGTTTGCTTGAATTACAGGATTAGTAAGAAACCATTCATCAATATACATCTTAATTACTGAATTAGCAGCTGGTGCAGAAGTGAATACAATAGTCGTAGCATTGCTAAAATTAAATCCTGTAGTAGCAATACCATTCACTGTAATTTTTACATCGCTCCTGTCTTCGTAATTCAAATCTCCCTTATTAAATGGGAATGTTGTCGTAGATCCATCACCAATAAAATCAATGCTATAAGGAATTCTTCCCTGTTGCTTTACTTTAAAGCTAATGTTACCTGAAAGTCCTACAGAAAACTTCATCCTTGCAATAGCTAGACTTGCAGTGAAGTCTGCCTTTTTTTCTTCAGGTCGATAGTATGTAGTAGGTAGTTCAACATCAAAGTTATACTTAAACCCTACGATGACATCGCTAGCATTGCTGGTAAGGTTTTTCTGCGGAACTATAAAGTATGGTCCTGTACTATCAATACTCCGTTCTGGAGTAATGGTAAAGCCTGACTCAACAAATGAACCAGTGCTTGTATTACCTTTGATAATAAGAACAGGAGTAAGCTCTGCTACATCGTTATAAGGCAAGTAGCATTTAGATAGATGATTAGTTGCGTCATATACAACGCTAGATGCTGTTGCATATAAATCCATACAAGGATTAACTCTTTGACCTCTATTGTTAACAATAATTGCCTGCTCAGGACTCTGGCTTAATGCTGCTTTTAGAAGCACTACCTGATTACCTTGCTTAGTTACTGCATACATGTCATCTGAGTCGATGTTCATGAATTGTGTATTACCAGGCATAAACCAACTTGTCCAAGACTCCATCAAATTCTTCTCACCATCTGTGTAGTATCTAAAAATAAATACTTCGTTACTTGCTTGTGAAGACAATGCAATCAGTGAGTTTTGAGGACTAGCAATCAAATGATCGACGTCAGGTGAAATCCACTCTTTTACTACACGCGATAGATCAAGTACTTGTGGATTCTGTTGTTGTCCTTTGGTCACCATACTAAAGACTCTGGTATAGCCAGGAGTCTTACTAATAAAGTTAATGTTGGTGCCTACATCAACAGGGTCTACAGTGTTATCCATCTCATAATTAGAGATAACTCTGATGGTTGCCAATGCAGGTGTAAGCACTCCACTATCAGAAAACAGAATGAACTGCTGACGTGCAGAAAATAGAATTACACCTTGTGCTGTAGGTAATACTGCATACAGTGCCGTAGGGATGATTGATGAACAACTAATATCTACAGGATCTGAATCCAGCGTTGCCTGTGCTGTTTCAAAGAAGAAGTTGTAGTACTTACCAGCTCGGCTCATACATACATTATCTTTAGAAAGAAATCCTAATCTATTGTTATGGAAGAAACCTGCTGAGATCTTCTCGCCAACAAAACTAGGGTCACTATTAGTAAGTTGATCACCAACTTCTCTATCGGCATAGCTGATTTTTTGAAAGACAAACGTATTAGTAGCTATGTTAATTAGCTCATGCGGCATTGTTGAATTATCAATTCCAGGCGAGACGTTTGGACTTACTGTTTCAACCCAATAGCCACGCCCACTAACCCCATTGTCTGCAACAAATTTGGTGTAGTAATCATCGGCTGATGTAATCGTATTTACAATATTAACTTGATGATTATGGAATGTCTCTAGTGGTAATAGACCTACGCTTGAGGCTTCATCTTGGAATGCACTAAGACCGCTATTTGATCTACCACCTCTTACTTTTAAAGTAAAAGCTGTTGGTACGCCACTCACTACGCGAGTTACATCTAAACTTGAATTACCATTCCTTGTAACTGTCCATGTCCCATTAAAGTCTGCATTGCTTGCAGTTTGTTGGGCTGTAATGCCAGCTGTTACAGCATCTTTAATATTATGTCCTGACTTATCTGTCAGTACGTCATCAAATGTATAGTCTGTATCATGTGCTGTAACGCTAAATTCTACACCTTGAATTTCTACATAGTACTTTGCTTCAGGTATAGTACTTTCAAGAACAATTGTACCTAATACGTTTGGAGTTGGCGTAGGCGTAGGTTTTGCTGCTACTGTTACACTAGTATTAATTACAATTGTAGTGTCTTGCACAGTAAGCAGCTTGTAATTTAGTTTTGTTGATGAAAGATATGATTGAGCACCAGTACCGTATGAAACAGTACAAGCTGCTCCAGTTACAGCATTCCAAATATAAATAGCTGTTCCTTTGATACAACCAATGTAGATCTCATCATTGTCTCTATTAATGTAGAACCACTTAGCATCATCATATGTTGAACCTGTTCCTAGGTTTGCAATATGCTTAAAGCCAGGTCTTTTTGTGAGACCATATGTTGCATCTGGGAATCCGTTGTAGCACTCACGGACCTGGCCGGGAAGCATTTTGTCATCTGATTGTTTAGATACTCCACCAAGGTAGTTAGGTATCCGTTGAGTTACTGCTGGCATTTAACGATAAAGCGCGTTGTACGGTTTGTAGCTGTTGTATGTATTAGTTTCACCAGGATGTCCAAAGAATGTGTAATCACCTTGATTACATTCATATTCCATAGCCATTGCTCTATTGAACTGCTCCTTCTGTTGGAGCATTTGATATTGATTACTATCTCCAACGATCCTACTTGAAACTGTTGTAGCTGCTCTGCTAGTAATAAAATCAGCGATAGGTGTTGGGAGATCTACCCAATCAAACAACCAAGTAATATCACAAGATACTTTCTTTGTGAATGTATATGTGTGATGTGCTTTGTCATATAGTTTACCGCTCCGCCTGATGACATCCATTTGTGCATTGGCTGCATTTTTAGATGCATCAATTTGCAAGATGTTATTTGGGATTAGGATTTCATTGTTGCTATCAGGAGTCATGTCATAGTGATACTCCTTATTAAATGACCATCCTTCCGCCTGTACTTCCCGTGAGACTTCTAACAAAGTCTGATAGGCAATCGCAACGTCCGGGTTGGTTTGATCTAGGGTTGTCACAGGCGCTTGACCACATGACTGTAGTATTTGATTTACAGCTGGCAGCTCTCGCTGAGCATTAGTGGTTGGAAAAGCCATATTATTTTAAGGTTAAAAAAAAGGGCCTCCGAAGAGACCCCAAAGAGTATTTAAATCAGAATGCAGAAGGTGCAGTAGCACCGACATACAGCTCAACAGCTGCAGCAGGGTTGAGGTAATCAGCACCCATTGCAAGACGGCCAAGGATAACGTCGCCCTGATAAATCACAGAGACATCACCACTGGTGACTTGTACTTGAGGACCGATTGCTTCAACACAAGCGGCTGCTTCACGTTGGAAGATAAGACCACAAGATGTAGCAGCAACTTCTGCGGCTGTGCCGTAGTCATTGTTGATACCAGTAGTAGCACCTGAAGCATCTTCCAGTGCAGGACCGATGAAATCACCAGTATTGCCAGGAGAGGTTTGACCAGATGTACCGCCGTACTTGGTGCCGTACTTGCCAAGGAACGGAATGTTCATTGACTTGTAGATGTGGATACCAGCGATCTCGATGATGCCGTTACCGCCTTGCAGAGCTGTGCCCTGGGCGTCACGATTCACAAGACCATTGGAACCAACAGCTTGAATCAGTTCGTAGTACTGACGTGGGTTCAGGACAGCGCAACGGCCATCGCTAGAAACACCCTTCTCATCCATTGCAGCGGCTGCGTCATAGAAAGCAGCAATCAATGCGGTAGAAGAGAA